TAAGGATGGAGAGTTCGTGCACCATGGATAGGCATGAATTTAAAATCTTTATCGTGGTTTAAAAACCTGCTCCGGGCCATTAAATTATATACTTGCAGGAAGGCGATTGGGTGATTGAATGAATTACAAAACACACGCTGGCACAGATTGGCATGGTGTCAGGTTATGACCTGCAAATGCGCCATCGGACTAGGCGAGTATATCCATGGTGAATCGCCACGGTCCGGCCAGCGCCATTTTGAAAAGGTGATTGAATGACAACAATAAGCAAAGCGCCGTGTCCAATGTGTGGCGGACCACGTGATTCTGAAATATATGTTTGCCCAAAATGTAGATACGCGCCGGTTTCATTTTCAATGCCCACGATAATGCAGAACCAATTCGACGACGCATACTGGCTTAGGGTGTTTGCAAGTAAAATATTACCGGCCCTAATGAAAACTTATTATGCCGGTGAGATGAAAGACGCCCATAAGGTTTATTCAGAAATAACCTGCCAAATTTCTGAATCTTTGCTAGCAGAAATCAAAAAACGTGAGGCGGAAAAGAAATTGCACAGGGGTGATTGAATGAAACGAAAGAAAACCAAAAAGAAAACTGCTAAACCTTTATTTCCGCCAACATGGGGCAATGTGAAGGTAACAAAAGAAGACAAGATGGATAGAATGATAGACATCCTAAAACACATTGAGAGATTGTTACTTCTTTGCAAATCAAATGCGGAATATGATATAGACAAAGTTAATGAGGGTGAGCGGGAAGAATCTTGAATTGCTTAATCGAAGGTTAACAAACCTTTACCCAAAGTCTTTCAAGAATAAGAAATTAAAGAACATTACAAAAGACTTCATGCGAAGGCACATCATCGAGTATAGGCAAAAGCACAAAAGAAGCCCGCTTGTCGAAGATGTATTTGACCCCATTGTTGGGGCACTGATAGACGAAATGAAAAAGCATTTCAAAGTAAAGATAACAAAGATCACACGGTTTATTGCGCAAATGTTTGTTAGATTCATCGGATAATGCGGATAAGAAGTACAACTTACGGAAAGGTTGGGGTTTTTCAAAAAGGGTTCTCGCAATTCCCTTTAGCCAAACCACCCTTGGCACTCCGAGAAAGCCCCAACCTTCCACCCACTAAAACCCCTAAAGCATTTTTCCTTGTAGCAGGATTTGGCGTGTCAATTTGTGCCGCATCGTTTGCGTACTTATCTGGTTGGTGGTGTTTCTTCGGCGTGGTTCTAGGATTTCAGTTCTTTGCACCACTGGTTGGCGAACTAATGAGAATTAGATCAGAACCACCACACCACTAATCTTTGTAGCGAGCATGGCAAGATTTACAAAGAACCTTTAACCCACCCTCATCACAAAACAACTTGGTCATGATTTGATTGTAATCTCGAAATTTAGAAGAAACCGGATCAATGTGGTGCACCTCAATATTGCTCTTGTGAATGACCTTTAAGCAATCATCGCACTTATAGTGAGACTCTGAAATCTTGGCCATTTGTAAAACTGCCTTGCGTGGCTTCCACTGATAGCACCAAAGTTTGCGAAGGGAGCGCATAACGTGGGTGTGAAGATTGTTTTCCGTCAATCCTTTTGACTTCTTTGCACGCTTCTTTTTAATGCCGAGTTTTTTCTTTACAGATTTCTGCAAAGAGATGGGAAGATCAGTCAATTTAAACATGGGGATTTTGGTCAACAATTGATAATAACTCGTTTTTCATTTCTTGCTGGCGTTTTTTGGTAAACCACCAAAGGGTTACATAGTTCTTTTTGTACTTCTCAACCAAATAATCGACAAAGTTATACAACTTCGTGGGGTGCATGAGCCAACCGTTTACCCAGTACCATCTAAATTCTTCTTTAAAGGCTTCCAGTTCCAACTCATAGCGACCTTTAAACGTGGCATACTTCGCATAAAAGGCAACACTGCCCATCTTTTGATGCTGTTTATCATGCACTGACTCATGAATCAACATTGCGCATTGGTCAAAGAGTTGCATGGTTGGGAAGTAATGGGCCAGGTAGTAACGGTGGGGGGCCAGCACCATTGAGAACTCAGATAGCGGCTGTGCTTTTGGCTTGATAAAGTACCTGCTACGAATATCTTTTAGGTAGGTCAATTGATGCTGAAAAGGCCCACCTGCCTTGCGCTCAATCTCAGAAATCACAAGTTCAATAATGTTCTTAATGCTAAAAACTTCACCTGCCATTGCTAGTTAGCCGTTTTCCAAATTTCATTCGTGTACCAATATTGATCTTGTATCGATCCAGCATGCCAAGCCTGTTGCAGTATGGGTTTTAACTTGGTGTTTATAAAGTTACTCTGTGGATGATTAGGACGTGCTTTAGTAGCAAGTAGCCAGCCACTCCACCACTCATGACCAATGCCCCCCTGGGTGCGCCCTAATGTCGGATTAACTGCTAGAAAGTATGTGTAAGGCACACCGTTAGCATCAAAGAAAAGAGGCACCGCATTTAGGTACTGGTCTAGCAAGTAAGTAGCCACCGGCTTATTCACCCCTTTGGTGTAATTCTGATAAAGTTTTTCCATGGTGAAAGGAATTTGCCACAACATCGGCGCGCTACAGTTTCCGGTCCTAGGATACTGAGGTTCAAAAAGTCCTTGTGTACACTGCAAACTTGGTAAAATCCTTGGGTCTTGAACGGTTCCCATGGTTGTAAATCCGTAATTGGAACTTGTTTGATCTCCCAAGTTCTTAATGGCATTCCCAACCTTATAGGCGTCCTTTGTCAAAAGGAATTGAGACGCTGCAGAATCTGGGAAGAACTGCACCAAGGCCAGGGCCTCTTTACCACTGCGTCCTACAGCCCGCTCTGCACCTGGAGCGTTTAGCCTGCCACGATTCCCATGTGCCGCGTCTCCCGTGTAATAATCCCAAGCCTGCACACTGGCATAATAATCTATTTTATCGCCAATAAAGGGGTCAGCGGTCATTTCGTAATAAGCGCGAAGGTGATTGTTCCCCATGTGTTCCTCATCCATTGTGCCCCATCCTCGGGTGTTTCCCACAACGATAGGAGGCTGACCGGCAGTTGTGCGATTGCGCCAAATATCAGCACCTTTGCCACTGTTCCAACTCCAATCGTAATGCGGGCGGCTAGACCAAAAGAACAAATCAGGCCACAACTCTTGACGGGCAATGTCATTTTGAAACCAATACTGTTGCGGTCTAAGTGCCTCACGGTATACCGAAGGCATGGCTCTGCGTAGCGGGCAAGTATTCTGCGTTTGCACAACTTGGTGCGCAAAGACCGGAGACCCTGCCATAAAGTCAGGTTGGGCACCGGTTGATGGAGGGTTTAAATTTATCATGCCAATGTTATCAAACGGACTACCCGCTTGAATGATATCGGTACAGTGGTGAGTCAAAGCATTAAATCCAGCCGTTACGTTAGGAAAGTTTGGCGTTGGAATAAAACCCGTTGCTCCAAGTGCTTCTGAGTTTGTCCAATGATCTGCACCTGCCACACCTAAAAACTCTCCAATGGGGTTTGCAATTGAAGCCTGAAAATCAACCTCATCTTGCTGACTGCCACGCACAATATATTTCATTTTAAATGCTATCGTTTGACCATCTGCTAAATTGCCACCTGCTACCAAAACATTGCGCTTGAAACCTAGCAACGTATCTGGCGAACCTACAGAGAAAGCAGGGCGGTTAAGAACTTCGATGTCAAAAGGGTTAAGCGTTAAAATGCTGAACTCTTGAAACTGCAAATCACCTAAAGCAGACTCAACGTTATCGTTGCCCAGTACCGCAGTGATTTCACCGTAATCTTTATTATTGTAAGTGGTAACGTAAAATGTTGCACTCGCAGAACGGTTAACCACACCACCACAATTGAAATAATCTCTGAACCTAAAAATGGTAACGTAGTTGTTTGCAAGTACAGTTTTAGCAGCACCCTGAATGCTGGCCGTACAGTAAGCGTTATTCATGCGCAAAATGGCAATGAACGACTGCTGCAACATGCCACTTCCAGCCAACGTTAAAAGATTGTGGCCAAACATGAAGGGAGGCAGTTCTTTCATGTCATTGCCAGAATACATTTTCCCCACAACTTTCGACCGGGGAGGGAGGGTCACAGGGAAAAACGCTTGAGCAAGTGCGACACTAGATTTCTGCCCCCCTTCAATATACCACTTAATGGGGGTTAGTAAGACGGGCGCTTGGGTTTGGGCTTCTTTCCACCCTTTGTCATAATATTCTCCTTTAGCGAATGGTAAAATGACCTTTGCATAACCATCAAATTTTTGATTTGATTTGTTTTCTAAAAGGTAAGATTTTGAAACGAACTTGTTTTTTGTTTGCGCAATAGTATCAAAGTTTGAAACTGGAATGGTAACTTTCGAACATGCTGTGATAATGAAAGCAATCATCGCTGTAAAAAGTGCCATCACCAACAAAACTCTCTTCGCATCGTGCTTCATTTTTTTACCTTTCATGAACTAACCGTGATAGGACATCACCTAAAATTTCTTCCATACATTCCTGAGAAAGACCGAGAGAAAACGACAAATAATGCACCGCTTCGTGAGGTATTACATTGTAATTCTTATAGGTGATTTCATTGTAAAAGGTGAACCCATCGGCAAACATGATCGACGGGTCATAAATAAACTTTGGTTCTTTGAGAGAGGTCAAAGGACCACACACCGCCCTAGTCTTTGAGGTTAAAGACTTGCCCAATTCTTGCATGGTTTTTCGGTAAAAGAATTTTTCGTTGTTTTTGCGTACTGTGGTGCATGAACTAATTGCAATCAAGCAAAAGATCATCGGCGTGAGATATACAGTCTGAAAGATCTTGTTCACATTGGCTCCGCTCATCGTGGCACCTTCTTAGGGCCTCAGCCATTCTCACATATTCATCCGGTCCTATGTACACCACCCTGGAAGTGCAAGCAACTGAAAACAAAGAAATAACCACTATAATTTTCGTGAAGCATCTTCCCGCAATTGGTCCAATCTTTTCTTTTCCAGTTTCCTTTTCCATTCTCGATAATTCCTTTCAGCGTTCAATCTAAACTGCGCTCTTTTCTCTGCCGGGGTAAATGGGATCTTCGGTGCTATTATTTCAACAATCTTTAGAACCCCGCTAATGACTGCCAAAATAGCATTAAACATAAAATTTCTTTTGCTCCGGGTCATACGTTGTCGTGGTCTCAGGTTGTTCAAATTGTTCGGAAGATATTAGAACGTTTCTAAACCCCATTCCTGAAGCCTGATAAAAAGGCCTGCCCAATTGCAGGTAAATAGGGTCACCGAAAGAAGGCCTGCCCGAACCAAAGACCAATGCAACCGGAGTTTGTTCCACCAATGGCACACCGGACGCTGCGAAAAACATTCTGATATTGCTATCCGTTACCAGCATTCCGAAAGTGTACCAATCATCCACAGTCAATGGATCAAGGATAGGTGAACCGCCGCTAGGTGTTGCGGAATTGAAGGAACTAAAATCAGTTGATCCTATCGATATGCCAAAGCCATTCACCCCGCCCGTAAAGTAATCCTTTGGAAAAGGTGTCCCAGTAATTCCAGCATAGCCAAAGACTGAGCCAGGGTTAGGGGTTTTCCTTATGTCAAACTGCACGTAAAGCGGGGGTTTGAACACGAAAGATTTCTTCGTGATAACCCCACCGTTGAAATAGTCCCCATCCTGTCCACTGACACACCGAATCGTAACCCCATCGCCTGCACCGCCAAAAGTATAGGTTGTCTTTGCCGGCACAATGTAATTGAAATTCGGTGACTCATTGAAGTCTAGGCTATCACTTAGAATTATGGCCACTAGCTAACCGCCCTAAAGTTACGAACGTGGTTTGTTAGCACTTCGTAAAAACTCCCACCAATGCACAAAAACCAACCATCTGGGGCAACTGGAACATCGGTGTAGGTATAAACAATATTACCATCAAGGTAGATATCCAGGGAAGATGGTGAAGAAAACTTAAACTTGAATTTATACCACTTTTCAAATTGAACTACTGGAATAATTACCTGGTTACCAGACGCTGGCGAAACGGTCGAACAATCACTTGCGGAAAACATGATTCCATAACCGTCTGTATAATCCAGCGCCTTCACTTGTCGCATGACAATTGGAATAAATATGGCAGAAGTTCCGCCTGTGACCTTGCAATCAATTTCGAATAAACTACCAGAATCTTGATCGATTGAAAACTTGGTAACCATTCCACCGTTGGTGTATGACCCACCTACAATCTTTTTGATTCCAGTTCTTTCAACATTTGAGAATGTAAAAGTTGCATCGGTTTCAATGTATTCAAACAATCTTGACTTCCTTCGCAAACTATCGGTAACGGTAAACGGCATTTTTCAATCCTCCTTTTGTTTTTTTGACATCACGTAATACGTCAACTTATCAAGTTTTCTTTCCTGTTCTTTTTGTGAATCGATAATGTAGGCGAGTTTTTCTGAAACTGTTCTATCGCGAAATGAAAACTGGTTATCCACCCATGCATAGGTGGCAAATGTTGTGAACGCATAGGCAACAATTCCGCCAATAACGCTTATAAAACTCCACATGACATAATGATTCTTAAACCAATTTTTATCATCTTCTCGCCTATTCATGGGCATATCAATCACCTATCTTTTTGCGATAAATAGCCATTTCATCACCAAGAACACTAACCACATTCCAATTTGAATTTGCAGGCCCTCCACCACCACTTGAGGCAGACGGGTCAGGGTCTCCCGCTTCAGCCGCAACCATTCTGGTTAAGAGCAAATGGTCACTACCATCATTAGGATCAATCCCAATGAAATCAATGTGCGGGCGAATGGTTCCAGTTGTAATTCCAGCGGCCATATCCCTAATGCCGGTCCAATCAGTGTAAGCACCGCCCTTTATGTAGGCTTCTATGTTTCCACTCGCGCGAAAAAGGTATTTGTACCAATATTCAACCCCCGCAACTACAGCCCTGTCTTGAAATGCACCACTTGCTGCAAAAGAGGTTCCACCAACAGAACCGGAAGTTAAATAAAGTGAATATCCTTGAGATGTAACCCCAGTGGCGTTTCTGGTAATTCCCAAATATCCAGCAGTCGAAGCACTCGCAGTGTTTGAAATCTGAAACTTTAGGTAAACTTGATCTTCAGCCGCAAGTGTGAATCCAGCAGTGTGATAAGATCCATTGCCAGCACCAACCAAAGCAGTAATTGAAAGATCATACACCCCACCGCTGACATTCAAGGTTGAGTCTGTGTTAACTGAAGTTAACCCCGTTGCATCGGCAAAGGTCATATCAATTTTGTAAGGCATAACTAGGTATCCTTTAGGCCAAAATATACCTTAAAGGTGTCATAGGCACCACCACCAACATCTACGTTTAGGCGTATGTATCTGCAGTTTGTAGTAACTTCCCAAATATAAGCGCCATCACCTGTCACCGTGTAGGTAAGTGCTGCGCCAGCAGAATCAATCAAGTCTGAATAATTTGTCCCATCGTTTGAAACTTGTGGTGTAATGGTAGCCCCGGTTGTTCCGGTTTCTGTCCACACGGCTTGAATTGATAAGTTTCGAATGTACTGAATTTCAATTGCAGTTGTTGCAAAATTTGCATCTTGATCAACCAAATCAACTTGAGGCACATCACCAAAAACAACATATCTATCACCCATCTTTTTGCCCTTTTCCAAAAATTGTTATAATCTTTACATGTTTCTTAAGTATCATTTCAAAGTGATTCCCTGATCTGTCGTAGCACGTAAAATGGCATTGACTACCGTTATACCAACAGCCATCGTTTCGCTGTCAATGTGCGCCTGAACCTGAGGGAAAAATGCGACAATTGCTAATCCCAAATTTACCCATAAAGTTTTGCTTTGCCAAAATGGTTTCATGTGACCCCCTTATAAAGTCATTTGTTTCGAAAGACCCTGTGAAAAAGTTTGCGTGTTTTTCAAATTCTCTTTTCTAGATTTCTGTGTCAATCTCGGCATTGTCGGCGCCCTGCTAGGTTCTTGGCCAGTTTGTGCGTACATCTTTTGCTGCTGTAAAATAAAACTTGGGCTCATGGTCTTTTCTAATGGCGCACCAAGTGCCATCGATATGGCCACCCTCTTTTCGTAAGGAATTGCCTTGCCGTCCTTCTTTGCAATCTCATCAATCATTTTTCTTTCCACCATTTGAAACATCACAGGATGCAATTGCTTCATTGCGGTAAAAGCCTGCACTGGCATTTCACCCCTGCCCATTGCTTCAATCACTTTCCCGGGATTCATTGAGCCCTGATACTTGTGCAAAAAGTCTGTCATCTGTTCTTTACTTGGTTGCCATTCAGATTCCTTGAACAAACCTAAAGCGTTTGGATCTTGTGGGATATTTTGCTTTAAATAGTTAATCGATTGAACTGCCGATTGCGTTACATTTTGCATCGTTTCAGGCGAGAGATTCCATAAACCTGGTCCTTGCTCGTCATCTTGTTCCTTGCCTGCTAACGAATCGATAACAGTCTGTTCATTCTGTGAAGAAACAAACTTCACGGCCTTTTCGTATCTGTCTTTTAAAGAGCGTTTCTTACTTTGATCTTCGTAAGAAGATTGACGTTGTGCAAATGGCACCGCCTTACCAGCAACTAAAACACTGGGCTTTGCAATGAAACTATTCACTGCCTTGCCGATCTTGGCCATTGAGCGAATTTGTAGGTTTTCAATTGCCGCCATTTTGGCCAGGCGGTTAGCACCAAGGGCAATCATGCCGCTGGCATTCTCTCTTAGGTATTTATGGCCAAGTGCTGTAATGGCACCCAGAAAGATATTGCCACCACTGCCGACAATGGCACCACCTGAGATCATATCACTTATGCCGAAGTAACGCCTGCCACCGTAACGGTCTACCGTATGACTTGCAATGTCCTCTATCGTTGAAAGAACATGATACTTTTTGTTTAGTTCTTTAAGATTAAGAGCCGAAACATTTTCTGGGAAAAGAGATTTATTCTTTTCAAACAAGTCAAAAAGTTCACCTTTTATATCTCGTCTAATCTGCTGATAGGCCTTAGCCTTCATTTCCGAAACTAGGTCAGTTGGACCAATGGGACCCTTTTGATATCTCGCTAAAGGTTTTAAAACCTGACTATCTTCCCATAACTGCTTAAACGAAATTGCATCATCGGCCTTATCGCCGATAAAGGCCTTCATTTGTTCGCGAACTGCTTCAGCGGCCTTTTTCTCATCAATTAACTTGGAGGATTCTAGTGGTTTTAAAACATCATCAGTAATCTTGTTAAAGATCTCAGCCCGCTTGGGATTGCCACCAACCGCACTTAAGGCCACATCAACATCGTCATAGGCCTTACCTATCTGCCCACCGTAGTCATCCATCTTGCCTTGAATCTTTACAAGCATGTCATCAACTGACATTTCAGTTTTAGTAAAAAGACCCTCATCAATAATTATCTTCCCAGCATCCTTCTCAGTTAAACCCCACTTCTTAAGCCCAACCAAATCACGCTTAACAGGTTTCAATTGATCGAAAGCCTTGTTATACGCATAATCCTGTAAAATGCCCTTAGCGCCCTTTTCTTGCATCATCTTATCAATCTTCTGAAACATGGGCTTGGTGGCCATCTTTGCACCACCCAAGAGCGCATCAAAGCCACCTACCAGCACTGGAGCAGTCAAAGCAGCCTGTAACCCTCTTTCAAAGATGACAGACGCCCCAATCTCATTTGGATCACCAAGGGAGTATTCAGAAAGACCTTCTCCCATTCCTAGTGCGCCCGCTTCAGCCGCCACACCTGCCAACCTAGGGGCTTTCCTAGCCAGTAAACCTAAAGGGCCAGACTTTGAAGCAGCCTTAACAAACTCTTTCGTTAAAGCCCCCTCAACACCTGCGCCTAATTTACCTGCCAATGCAACGGGTGATTTTGCAGCCATCTTGGCCAGCGTACTTGTTCCCTTAACACCCTTTGCAGCAGCAGCCTCAATACCTAATGGGGTTAAGATTCCTGCAACCTCACCAAGTACAGCAGCCCCAGGGTTAAACCTTTCACGCTGCCCCATCTCGAAAGCGGTATCTGGAGAAACGGCACCGATAACGGCGTCACTGATTCCAAGTGTGGCACTGCCTATACCTCTTTCAACGGCAGTTTGAATCGGAGCGTTACCGAATTCTTTCTTTAGTTTTCTTTCCTCCATCTCTCCGAGAGTTTCAGGGCGGTAACCTTGCTTAAAAACGTCTTTGGCCTCTTCAACTTTTACAGAAAATGATTTGTTCGTCTCTGGTTCAATAACATTGATCCTATCGCCCTTGCGAAAGGTGTACTTTCCAGAAAGGATAGCGTCCTGAATTTGTTCTTCAGGAACTTCCTCGAACTTCTTAGTTTCTTTATTGATTAACTCCGCCACTATTTATTTTCCATAATACTTGGAGCATAAGACTTAATCTCCCTATTGATCTTCCACCTATTCTTGTAAGTAGTGTCAATTCCAGACAACTCTGCCTGCGTGTTTAGATTCTTTTGAATCAATTGCAGCAAAGTATCTAGTTTCTTTGACTCAAGTTTTAGGAAGTCAACCTTTGTTGGGTCACCAACAGTTTTCTCAACTATCTCGCGATCTTTATCGGAAAAAGTCCCGGTCCCTGTAATCATTGTTTTAAGTGCGCCAATGATAACGCTTTTTGTTATTCCTGATTGCGCACTAACCTTGCTAAAAGCGTTCGCCCTTTCAGTTACAGGCAAATCAGAAATAGACCTCAATGTTTTGATTGCTTCATATGCTGGCAATAATTCTCCAGCCGTACCCCTAAACTTCTTTAGGGTTTCCTTATCGCCGAATCCTTCGCCAAACCCTGGGATAAACCTCTCTCTACGGTGAGACGGAACTTGCATTATTGGAGTTTCTGGCTCAATGCTTTGTTCGTCAGCCTGTTGATTTAAAAACTTACTCTTAACACTCATAGCTAATTGATTTTCAATTTGTTCGCGCTCATAGCGTATTTTATCAATGTCTTTCCCGGCGTTGTACATAGCCTCCCGCGTTCCCTTCTTAGCCGCGATAGACTTCAACACCATTTCAGACATTTGCAGCATCGTATTTTTTGCCATCAAAAACGCGTCGTTATCATCCTTTGCTATGTCACGATTCATGCCGACAAGAGTTTGTTGATTGGTTAAACCTTTATCAAACAACTTCATTTTTTCCTGCTGGGCTCTTAACTCCGAATCAATCACGTTATTGTAATTTGCCCAAGTCTGAGCGTTGCCAAAGCCTAGAGACAATAAACCGAACACTCTTGATTTATTTGTTTTGTTCGCCCAGTAGTTATTTTCAGTTTCTTGCCGATTGGGCATGTTTAAGGTCATATCAATAAATTTATTGTTTAATGCGCCATAATCTCTCACAGACTTTTGAGTCTCAGCGTCAAAGTTAGCAGATTTTATAGCCCGATCATTTTCAGCGCGTTCCAACTTGTCCCTGGTCTCAAGAAAAACATCTGCCTCAGCGTTAGCAGCGGCAACCTGTGAGGCCTTGTACTCCTTAAAATTATTCTCCATGGTCTTAAATGCTGGCGACTCTGTGTCATAGCCAATAGACTGCAAATAGGCCTTTGTCGCATCTTGCCTGCCTTGAGGTCCGACGATTGTATTTGCCGCTTCCATTGTTGAGGGCGAAGTTGCATCTGCCATTTCAGCATCGGACGCGTCTCTTCCAACATTGGATTTAACCACATTGGAAGCAGAAACAGCGCCTAAGTCTTTAGTTGGTTTATTCCACTTCTGGAGTAATTGATTGTGTCTATATTCTTTTTCTTCCGGAGTATCTGCCGTTGCTTCACCAATGGCAGGGCCAATAGAACCTAGGACCGTACTCGCACCCTTCAAAGCATCACTGGCACCCCTAACCGCGGCACCAATGGGGTTAGTTGGTCTATCAATAATTCTTTCTTTAAAGACTTCGCCAGCCCTTTGAGCAATGGGAGTGTTTTTCAATACAGGAATGTATTTTCCTGATTTGTCTGGAATAAAATCATATTTAGAAGGATCACCAAGTTTCGACATATCGACACCCGGTGAAATCATGCTTGCATCTATTTCTGCCATTCTACTGCCCCCAAAATGAATTAATATTTCCGCTCATATTCCTACCCCATCCTGAAGCTGCTGCTGAGTTACCCCCCACCCATCATGCCACCGCCGCCACCACCACCTGCACCCATACCCATCGCACCAAACATGCTCGACATACCTTCATCAAACTGTGCGCCTGCTGCTAAATGCGCTTCTGGGTTGTAGGCTGTGGAATTTCTCAATCTAAGGTTATGAGGTAGCACGCCCATCTGTGTGCCCACGTTCATTTGCTCGCGAGCAATCCGCGCATTTCTTCCATTTTCTTGCATGTTCAAAAACTGTCCAAGATAGAATTGTTTCATGGCATCATTTTGCGACATCTGGTTTAGATCTTGTCCACGAATGCCACCGAACATATTGTATCCGGTGTTTAAATAATTTAAGTTCTCTTCAATTCCTGAAGCCGCCTTGTTTCTCGCGGCCTCTTGCATGAATGACATATTTGCATTTTGCACGTCCCTTGCACCAAGTCCCGATCTTCCCTGCTTTGTTGCAGCCATCGCCATTGCCTGGTTTATCGCATCTTCCCTTGCCGTATTGTAAGCAAGATCAGTCAAAGCAGTTTCACCGCTTAACCCTTTTTCATACATCGAATTTGCAAGATCAAATTGCTTTGATCGAACATCTGCAATTGAACGGCCACCGTCCCAAATGCCACCGCGTTGATCGACATTGCCAATACCTTCCTGAAATGTCCTGGTAAAATAGGGCACCATGTCATCTTCAAAAGCAGACGCATTAAACTGCGCTGGGGTTACCATTTTGCCTTTGTTCTTATAGTCCTTTATGTACCCCTTTAGGTCATAAATTCCCTTTATCTCGCTTGTATGACCAACGAAAGCACCTGTTGCCATTTTACCCATTAGATTAACTCCTTTTCAAAAAGGATGAAGTCATTAACGCATGACTTAATCGAAAAACCGTACTTAAATAATGTTTTAACATTTTCAGTTGATCCAGGGAAACTTGGAACTACCGAACCAAGTAACTTTGTGCATCCCCTACTTTTAGCAATTTCACAAATCTTATCTGCGTACCTAGCAGCAACACCTTTACCATCTGATTGTGGCCCCCTCTTATCTGGCACCACGTAAAGATCTTCGATGTAGCAAGTGCCATCGGGTTTTATCATGAACGTAGCAAAACCGTCGTCATCTTCAACGATTTCTTGTTTCTGCCGTTCTTTAATGTAATCGCCAAATAAACTCATAGTGACTTTGTTGCCTTTGCTTTGTGAAGTGTCTTTTGCACCCCTACTTGAAATGAAATGTCAGTTATGGAAAAGCCTTCGCCGTTGGAACTACCAGGCAAAGATCGAATGTCAAAGCGTATTGACTGACACTGTTGCCGACGTGGTTTGATTCTAAATTGCCATGTGGTATCACTACTGCCACCATATGGATCATCCGACCCATACGTCACACCACTGCCGTAAGTGCTCACGTTAATCACGCTATCCGGTGACCATGTTACAGTTTGGGAAACAACCTCTTGATAATCGTAGAAAATATCAATGCTCACTTTATGACTAGATTGATAGTCACCTGTAAAAATTACCTCATAGATCCTTTGAAACCCTGAAATCACATCGAATTTAAACCATGCCGTTGAAATAAAAAGTGGAATATGAGCGCCATCATCTGTGAAAGTGCCAATGGTTTCTTTTCTAACCACACCGTTTGACTTGGCGTAATAGTAGGTTTCACCCCAATTGATTGCGTCCACTGCCTCATAGTTTTCAAAAACTGCCCACTGATTAAAGAAGTAGTCATAAACCAAAGTGACACCGGCATCCGTTGTGAACCTTACCTGGTTAACAGCGTCAACCAACACCCCGCTTGTAATATCTTGCGAGTTGTAATCTTCAACGGGCGCACCAATGTATTGCAAGTCAAGTGACCTTGAGAGCACGTAAATGCCCTTACTTGATTTAAACATGATTCCGTTGTCGTAAAGAACGACACTTCTAGGCTCAATGCAACCAACGTCACTTGTTATCAAATCGTCACTTGTGAAGTTCTCATTGTTCCCTGCGTTATCCGGGCCATTACCAGCAAATCCCCGAATCAAAGAACGTTTAAAAATAATCAACTTGTCATCAAGTGCCTTGATAGCAGTTATGTCCCCACCTGCCGGGTCAATTATCTTTTCCAAGTCAGGATTAAAAGCCACCCCTTCACCTGTGAAGTAATCTTTCGAATATGACAGTTTATTCGGCTCATCGGTAATTGCCCAAAGCCTGTTGTTAAAGTTTGCAATGAAGTTAATCGGGGGGCATGGGTAGTTATCCAAAATACCGCCCTGGGTGTAAATGATTTCGTTTCCAGTAATCGAAGCATCGGCATTTGTATCAACAAACGACACAACGTCAGCCGTTTTATCATTGAATAAAGGGCTAGAGATTGTGGTGATACGGTAATAAACCACCCCAAGCGTTGTCGTCCGATAAATCTGAATGGTTACAAGTTGTTTTCTGGTAATTCTCAGTGTTGGAATAACCAGGGCAACCGCCTGATTAGAACCTGAAACCGTAACACTTAAATTTACACTTGTAGCACTTCGATGCTGCTGCCCGTTTTGATCTTCCCAATGATAAATAACTTTATAGCCATATGTCCCTGCACCAATGCTACCTGTAACCCCTGCACCAACATCAACATTTGCCGCGTTGGTTGTCGCACCGTTTGCCGCGTTCGTACATACCGCAGTTTCCACCCCTGCCGCTGGAGCCGGGCAAACATAGTCAGCACTGGCATCAAGTATCGCCGCAAGTTTCGTGGCAACCTGAAAGCCTGAGTCTGTCGATAAAACTAAAACAGGACCAAGCCCAACGCGCCCACCTGGAGCCGGATCAGATCCAACGGCATCGACAGTAAACCAGACATAGTTTAAAGTTGCATCGGTGGCCGATGAAATATTGAAATATTCCCCACCTGTGATTTTAGAGCCTGCCGGGCACAATATACTGGTAATCTCAGGAGCGCCCCCCGAACCTTCCTGTGTAATGGTTATGGTAAAGTTTTGTTCTTCTACTAATAAGTTTTCAGGATAGAGCGAGAAGTTATTTTCAACTGCTACCACCCCATCATAATCGTTTAATTGCCCACCAATAACGTGAAGGTTTTCACCTAGTATTTCACTTTGGAAAACGTTGCGATTGGTGAAATCAAATGTCACCTTAAAAATACCAGTTAGGTAAGAGGCCACATTGTTTTGCGTCTCAACCCTGGTCTTTCTCTGTACAACAGTTGAAAACATTCCAGTGTCAAACAACACAACTTCAGGAAGTTTAGAAAAGGTCAATAAAGACCCTGCCTCAAGTGCCTGGAACCTTCCCACTACTTCGCCTGAACCGTTAAAAGTAAAGCAAGTTGCTTGCAACTCACTTTGATGAATGCAATTTACATAAATATTATAGTCTGAACCGTAATTAAAAGCCTTTGATAAAAGTCCAACACTTCTAACAAAGTCTGCCGCCGTGCCAATGACTCCGGCAACGGTGCTGGTATTTGTTCGAGTGTATTGGTTGTAAGTATCAGTGACAGAGATTTCATAGAACCAACGCACTGAAGTGGCTGAATTCTGCGCCCCTGTTATGTTAATGACATTGCTTGCCGTTATGTTTTCAAGTGTGGCTGAAGCAAACACAACAGAGAAATCAGACATTCTAGAAAAGACCCTAACCCCGTTGGTATTGTTGTGATAGGCAACGAAAAACTTGGTGTCATCAAAGTTTAATATTGCAATGCAATTCTTTGCCTCTTCCGCAACCGTAAACTCTCCAGGGAAACCCGTTGGATTCACACTACCTGTTGAATTCATGTAAAACACCACAACAGCACTGGTATTTTTATTGTAAGCAACCAGCATGCTGTCATTGAAATTGATCACATCGTAATGGCTATTCGCATCGACATCATTCTTTACAGTTGCAGTATCGACGAACCCCGTTGGGTTTGCTGTGGGCACTCTCTTATATTTCAAAGAGGAACTTTCAATGTAAAACACGTAAAGATAAATTCCTGAAGCAATTACCTGGGGTTTGCTTCCCGTTGTCGAAATGGAAGTGTCTGAAACTAGATATGCTCCAGTTTCCTCATCAATGATTGATCCACGAATGCCACCCCTTGTGTCAGCGTACGCTAAAACTGTTATCCCGCTTAAGGTGTTAATGCTAGGTTGTGATTGCTGATAAGAGTTTTTAATCAGTGACACATTCTTGAAAGCATAAGAGTGCATGCCACCACGCAAAGACCATTTCTTTAAACTCTCAACCCTGGAGTAAAGACCGTTATCTGCGAAAAGGATTTTCTCATTGCGAAATTCAGCAAGTGCGTTGGTCGAGTCAATTTCACCACCGCCCACAATATCAGTCTCAAGAGAATCAAGCCCGTCTCTTAGAGATATCGTGCCTAGTTTTTTGAAGACACCGTTCTCAAGTGCTAATAGTTTCCCAGGTACTACGAGTTTGCCATCAGTCTTTTGATCGATGCCCTCAGAAAATTGGACACTAACCTTTTGAGTTGCCAAAACCATTTAGTAAAGACCTGCTTTTCTTTCAATTGAAACGGTGTAGTAAGGCGCATCTTGACCAGCAATGCTGAGACCACTATTCGCACTAACCCCTGAAGCGTTAGCAACACACTGAATTTCAAATGTATTGCCAGCCTCAGCGTTCGTCACTTCAAAGGGCATGACAAAGGTAGGCATTGGTTCTTCGCCATCTGCACCACCAACAACAGACGCAGGGCATGACATTGACGACGCACTAGTTGTTCCTGCTGTTGTGTTTTGAACCCTTGCTATCACAAACTTACCAGAAGGGCCGGAAGATGCAATAACGCGCGACAATGCAACTGTTGCAATGTAGTATCCACTATCTCGAATGGTAATGACATTGGATGATCGAGAGAACACTCCCTTTTCCAATATGGTTGCACTTGTGGTCAAACTGGTAAATGTACCGTTGTTTATGGTCTCATTTGTATTCAAAGCACTGCGATAGGCGCAAATGTCAGCCTGACGAGTGTGGTCTATGATCCACCAATTGGTAAGATCAGACATAAAGGTCCAAGAGCCCCTAACACCACGCAATAAGTAAGATGCTGCTACCCCTTCAATGTTTTCACTGCCAAACCTTGCTACAGTAATGGGGTTAGTAGGTGAAGTTCCGGTAACGTCCTTGATAACGATAATCCGTTTGTTCAACGTTGGATCTGGCAGGGTGATTGATCTTGCTGCACTGGTATCAACCAAGATGGTGTAATAGTCATCGGTATCAGATAAAATCAAATTCCCTGCCAAAGCAGTTGCATTCAACTTAATTGCACCAATTGACTTTATTCCTAAAACATCAATGTTCGCCCTTGCACTCGATCCATTGTTAAACGTGTAGGTGTTTGACGAATTGGTAAACGTGGCACTTGCACTTGCACTTACATAGTCACCACCAAAGCCACCTGCACTCGCGACGTTAATCGATCCACCGTTGGTAATCTGTACGTTTGAACCGCTGCTATCTCGATAGTACAATTCACTTCTGCCACCTGCGGCATTTGAAGCATAGGTTCTTAGCGTTTCGCTACCACCTGTAAATAGTGCCGTTTGATTCTCATGATTGACATACTTAACATGACCAGCGCCGTTATCGTTGAAATCAACTTCGGCGTTTATGTTTAAACCGCTCGATGGGATTGCCACACCTTTGCCGCTGGTATGATCATGCACATCAAGTTGATTAGTGAGGGCGGTATTTAAATCACTCGCCCAGGTAGGTCCTGGAGTTACTGAAACATCCGGTAAATCCATTCCCATATTAGGAGTTGTCGGCATTTTATCTATTCCTTAAAAAAGAAGTAAATCGCATGTTACATCTGCACTTGCTCTAAGTAGCACGCTGACTTCAGGCGTTGGATTGCTGCTTTGCTTTTGCCAAACATTAGCATCTGCTGTTAAATTAAACGGAATAACCTTTACCAATCTTCCCAACCCGTGATTAACAGTTGTATCTGAAGCACTAAGCACACTGATATTTTCTAATATCACATGATCCATGAACGGTTTGTTTAAAATCGGATTAAGCACCTTTTCAACATTCCCCTGGAGTTGGGCAGTTGGGAAATCATCAATGTTTATTTTCTGAAATGTTTCTAGTGCCACAAAAATCCTAATCTAGGGCCTGTTGCCGTATCAATAAAAATACTACACTACGGCCATCCGGCGCTTGTTCCATTCACTAAGACAAAGTTTCTGCCAAACTCAAAATATTTCATGTAATTCGTGCTATCTCTGGCCATGGTGTAATCATTGCGAAGCATGTTCACATCCCACATCTTTTGCGATCTTCCCTGGTCACGTGAAATCAAAGAGTTTTTTAAACGATTCATTTGCTTATCACGTTCCAATATTGCATGTTGTGGGTCACGCTCTGCCTTATGTAGCACCTTTGCAACTGCGTCCCACACCGCATACATTTCATAGCCGTTGATTCCATCGAAGCGGTCATATGTTGAAACAATAGTGTTAGTACCTGAACCGGCAGGCGTAATGGTTACCCTCTTTGTCGAATCTTGAATGTACTTGTAGAAAAAAGCGTCATGGGGATTAGTCGCTAAACTGAAAAAATCTTTGTCTAGAACAATGACATAGTAAGCGGTCGAGGCAAACAATCCGCCAGGTAAAGCCCCGCCCGTATTTGACAAATAGATCTTCTCGCCAGTTACCAGGTCATGATCATTCACATTGATAATGTTGGAAGGTGAAACCAGAACATCTGCCGCTGTAAAAGTCTTAGCAGTTGTCGTCATGAACCGATAAGCAGGGACATAGGCGCAAAGTATGTACGTCGACGGAATGTTCGAGTTTCCATAAAGAAACGTATTAGACTCCATGGGAGATATTCTCTCAAGGGTCTTTAGTTTCGTGGTGTTTGCATCACTCGCCAGCCATTGCAACTTTTGAAAGCGCAAAGGCAATTCAAACATGCTTTGACCATTTGAAACTACGTTCGTTTGATAAATGTAGGATGAAATAAAGTAGTCTTGGTAAGCGTTGACCATCTCATCGTAAAGGTCAGCCATGCTACCGTTAATGTAAAGATCAAGTTCAACGTTATCGCTTGGGAGAAATTCGCTATTTTCAAAATCAGAAAGAGTCCTAACCAGGCTTCGTAAAGTGGACAGGGTTACAATCCCAGACATGAAAAGCCTTTCAGTTAAAGACTCGGGGGGCCGAAACCCCCCTTGCCTATTTAATACTCTTCGCCTTCGTCAATTTCAGAGGCTTTTACAATGAGACAGATTGCTTTCGCGAATCCGCATGCATCGTTTGCCGCCATCGCCGTAAGAGCCATTTTCCCTGCCATCTCTTTTAAAGATGCGGGTTGTTCTTCCACAGGCGCACTCGCTGTAACTGACATCAGGCCACCTTCTTTTTTACCCATCAGCATGTCAAACATAGAACCCCCTTAGAACGCCGTTGAATTGCGCATGTCTAGTTTGATGTACAATTTGCTCCCGCTACTTGGGTCAGTTGCCGTTGCCCCTGTCAGTGTTGCAAACAGGATGTTTTTCGTGGTTGCCGAAGATCCGTTTAAATCGAAAGTTATGTTAATATCTTCCTCAGGATCATCTGCAAAGAAAGCACCATGTGCAAACTGAATGGCATTGTAAGCATCTCGAAGAACGAGCGTGTAAAGACCTGCGCCAGTTCTAGCAATACTTGTCACACCGTAGGAGTCAGCGGCCACCAAGGTAGGGGCACCTGTACCACCGATAGTAATACCGGCATAAACCGTAATCACTTCGTTGCGCACACTTTTGGCGTTGTAAACTGTAATATCAGCCATGTTCCGTCTCCTTAGGTTAGTGTGCTAACGCCGCATTTACCTGGGCACTGAACACCAAACTGTGCACCGATAACAGTTGCGCGCATTTCCATGCCGGCTACTGCGTTGGTACGGAGCCATTGCTGACCGTCATCTGCCCAAATACGAGGTGCCATTCCAGCCGATACCAGCAAAGTTTGGCCTAATTCGACTTCATAGAACCGATCGTTTTGACAGAATTGATCTGCGTAGACTTCCAAGTCTGTGTTTGCAGCACCGTGAACCAAGACAGCCTTAAAGCCAATGTCACCCACCTTGCGTTCCACATATTGAACCTTGGAACCCAATTGTTTAATCAAAGAGGCCTTGCGTCGATAGTTCATGAGTACCGTTTCAGGCATTCCACCGTTTTCAGCAACCTTGTAAGAAAGATCAATTAGATTTTCTTCCAAAGAACTTGCCGTTCCAGTGTGGCGCACGAAAGACAAACGAGAGTCAAGCGTTCTGTTTACCCCAAAAAAAGAGGTAGACGCTGGCGCAGTTGTCGGGCCCCATCCTGCCAAACCGACAGGCTTCAATCGACTAGCCGACATATCACCTTGCTGAAATAGATAATCAGAAGCACCTAACGACGTGATCGCTGTGTCCCATTGGGTGCCTGCAGTCAGTGTACCAATGTTGCGGTCAATGGCTGTGATCGTGTTGGTACCTGTACGTGGGCTTGAGCCATCCGCATTAGGCGAAGCGGTCAAAACCATACCAACTTCAAACTTCGTAACATCAGAAGGGGAACTTAAGGTAATGGTCACAGTTCCCTGTCCACTCCCAACTTGCGCACGGTTACCAAAACCATCGCCAAAAAGATCCCCACCCAAGTCATTCGCCAAGTTTTCAATAACGCTATTCGTACGCGCTTGAAGTACAGGCAAGAATGTTTGAGGGTCTGTCTTAGCAGTAGCGGCCAAGAGAGCATCAATCTGCACAACACCCCAGTTTTGGGTATAGGTCAGCGTCCACTGTTCGTTTTTATCTGCGCCAGTATTAGTTTGCGCAGTTGCGAAGTCAGCCGAACGACCTTGCCCGTAACCATAAACAATCGGCAAAGGGAAGTTGCGACCGCCCGCTTGTTCCATTTTAGGGACAAGTGCAAGGAAAGGGCGCTGAGAATAAACCATATTGCGAACGCGTTGGTCCACGTACAGTTCTTTTAAAATCGGATCGTAAGTAGTTGTAGTTTCTAAAGCCATTTAGACTTTCTCCATTAAAAGTGTTTATAGAATTTGCTTTTGGAGAAAAGACTAAGGCTTTTAGTTACTGCTTAGGACTGCGCGAAGGGCCACATTCCTTTTTGCTTTAATTTCTCTTCAACTTCCTGAAGCGCCACAACACTTGAAGGTCTACCACCATGAACTATTGTCTTGATGGGAACCTCGGTTGTGTGCGGCAAGGATGCTGTCGAGTTACTTAAAGTTTGTTCCGCCTTTGGCTTTGACGTTACTGTTGTAGCGTCTTTTCCCGGAAAGTTCATCGCTGCTAAAATTTTACTTTGCAGCTTTGGGCTCTTTTTCACAACGTCAAGAGCATAATTTAGAATCTCATCCTCATGGGCCTTGGCAGTTTCGTGAACATCTGGGATTTCTCCCGTTTCACGCCAAACGTTCGCCATGCGGTCAATAAGAGGTTGATAAGATTCCGTAACTCGAATGAGTTCATAGTCTACTTTTTTATCTTCGGCGTCAATATTGTTTTTAACGCTTGCGTAAAAGTTATCAAATTGCTCACGCGCTTTTTGTTCCTGCGTGATCTTTTCTTTTTCTTCCTGAGACTTGCGAAGGGTCGAAACCTCTTGTTCGAGAGCAAGTAACTTCTTATCGTGATCAGATAGCGAATCAGGGTGGTTAACCATGTGATTAACAAGATCCTCATATTTGTAACCTCCCTTTTCGAGAAACTTTAAAGGATCAGATTTAACATTTTCATACTCATCAAGCTTCTTTAATCGTTCTTCATATTCTTTGGTTTTAAGATTAAGTGCCTGTTTTTCTTTGATTAAACGCTTTTTCTCTTCAATGGTTTGATTCACCACTTGATCGTACTTGCTAAAATCTTGCTTGGCTTCAGCCTGCACCTTTTCTTGCGTGGCCTGTTGCTTCTTTTGAGCATCGACCTGCTGCAACCTATCAAGTATTTTCGTTAGTTCATCTGTCCTAGATTTAGGCGTTTCGACTACCGGGAAGGTAGTACGCTTTTCCGCTGGAGGGGGGGCATCTTTGGCAAAGGCTGGAGTAACCAACTTACTGCCATCATCTCTCATTTCAACTCGATCATCTGCGGCCCTAATCACTGTGTTTTCCATTGTCATAACCTTTCGTTATTAACGTTTCACTGGGTTTTAATTATTAAGAAAATACTTATTAAAGGTTCACTACCCTTGCATCGGTATCACATTTTGTGGCGGCATTTGTGCCTGTTGCTCCATCATTGTAGCCTGTTGCATCTGCGCCATTTGATCTTGCTCTGCCTGCCGTTGTGCCTGTCCTACCATGTCCTGGGCCATAAGCACCCAATTGCGTAACAGGTCTAATCGTTCTTCGTCCATTTCTTGAACTTGCCCCTGGAGATAGTGCATCGACATGCGATTGATACCGTAATTCAAATCCTGCATAGGATCTGGAGGGACAAACTCCTTTGTTTCGAGCATTACCTCTACAATGGTTTCGATATTGTCGATCTTGCTGTCATAAAGCGTTTGCGTTGCTTTAAGGTCCGGGAAGTCAAGCAAGCGCCTGCCATCATCTGGTTGAATCAATCCCATTCCCAACATTAAATCTATTTGCTCAAGCCTACCTGCAGGTTCTTTCGAAAGCAGGTTCTTTGGATACGTTTGGAAAATGCAATTGTCCAAATCCAGACTTGATATATCTGCAAATGTAATTTGGTTTGAGGTATTGGATTTTGGCACCAAAACCTTGTAATTCTTAAGTTCCTTAGCCATGCGTACATACTTACGCGCGGCGTCAACATGAAAGTCACTGTATTCCCTGCCAAATATAATGTGTCTCTGGCTTTCTATGTTGTGCATGGTTAAGAGTGCTGGCCTTGAGTTTAGCCCAATGGGCTTTTGCGCCTGACTTGACATCATGCTGATTCCCTCTTGCTCATAACCCCTTTCAATAGACCAAGCCAGCATTTGTAAAAGTTCTGGCGGTATCATTCCAACTTGCATCATTTGTGGCGGTAGGGCTCCAGACCATTCGAGAATGGCCATAACATCGTTGTTCAAATGCTGCTGAGATATTACCGTCTGAGATGATTTTAAGATCTTAGGGGTTAGCATGTAGGTAATATGCTGAATCTTTTGTAAGATCTCGTTAATTTCACACTGAAGGCCAAGAGCGTTTTCTGCTATACCTATTCCAAGATAGCCCAGAGGTGGCTTTCGGTAGCGCATAAGGGAAAATGGGAAAGACAATTCATCAAAGCCCTCATCCAGTAGTGTCACGTTGGCACATACAATGGCGTGGCGCCCATCATTTTCATCTTCTCCGCTTGGCAAGTGCCAGGCTTCAATTACATCAACAAAGTCATAGACACTGCCTTTCGTATAGGCTTCGACGGCTCGATTCCAATATAGATAGTTTGGTCTCCAAGAGTTTTCGATACTTGAGCGATTGGCCATGTCGATTAGGCCTGCGTGCTTGGGGAACATTTTCTTTAAGTGATATTTTGACACCGCTTTCTTTTGATAAAGAACAGTTGGGTCAGAGGTCATTGTTTCAGCGTCATCTAGGATGATTTCAGATGGAAACACGTTCTCAGTCTGAATGCTTCCATTTCTAACAATGTGCTTACCCCAGCCGTTGCCAAAGATGGTTGCGTTTAGTGCTATGGTTTCAGCAGATGAAAAGAAGTTTGCTCTGGTAAAAGAACCATAAACAAAATCACTGGCCTTCTCACCAAGTTTACGTTGGTCATAACTGCCGCCGTTGGTCAAGATCATCGGGAGCACTCTTTCCCGGGCGGTTAACGACTGGGCAGTATCGCAAAGTGAACGAACCAGGTTAAACTTTAGTCTGTGCTTTGATGCTGTGCGGTTGTATTGATTTCGCGCAATACCTACATAATCAGCATTACCGTAGAGTTGGTAGAAAGCCAGGATTGATTTAAATCTTTCCTGTTGTCTTTCTTCGAGGGTTGCCACTGTATCGAAGATTGATCTGTGAAGTTCACCTTTTTCATTTTCCCACCACATTTTATTCAGCATAAAACTCCTTACGTGGACGCCATTAGTAGATCAGCCGGATACCCCAGCACCATCGGAACACTTTCTTGATCTTTAATTGGTTCCACGTGCAACGTTGCTGTTGCTGGCGGAAATGTGGCGTCTATGCGGTCACTGGATACGGACACCGATACGGCACCCATCTCTTTTAGAGCCTTGACGCACTCTAACAAGTCTTTAGAGTTTTTCCCACCAATTTTTGCTGGCTTGTCCGTTGTTATAGTTTTCGTATCGTTCAAGTGTTCGCTCCATTACGGTTGACGCCCATTGTTTGGTCACTTGGGCTTGGGTTAGTATGACTGGCTCGACTTCGGGTTTGTGAAGAAAATGTAAGCATTCGCGATAAGCGTAAAGTCCTGCGTCTGTCAGGTGATTATCAAACGAGGGATCTTCGATTTTACCGATGGCGTCACCATCCCATTGTAAGAGGGATAGTTCTTCCTCGTATTGAGAACCTTTTTTAATAAAGATCCTTTGGCGTTTAAGATCATCGTTGTAAAGGGATATGTAGTGAAGTTTCTCAGACTTTTGGGCAGGGAAGCACTGAATGTTCCAACGTGCTGCAAACTCTTCATGGATCTTTTTACCTAAGCCCCCGGTGTCTACCACAATTTTGTAAATATTCTTTAGTCCGTATTGGTCAATGAGATCTTTAATGTACTTTGCCAGTTCAGAGACGGTTAGGCCGTTTTGTTTAAACTCTTGGACCTGGTAGATGCAAGGTATCCTCTGATTGAAAGCCCACACAACAATAGCGTCACTGTCATCATAGCCGAGATCAATCCCAATGACGTAATTCCAATCAAAATTACCTGGGAGATCTTCGTAACCATTTTTCTGTGAATCGAACTTATAAACAAGTGCATTGTCATCGCGCACCCACTTACCAAGCCACTCTCTTTGAAAGGTAGGATCATCTTCGGTAATTCCTTTCGATTTTAAATGGTCAGCAATGATTGCATCCATGCTCATTCCACGCTTTTTCTCTATGTAGGGATTCTCCCTCATGGTCCAATGAAAATGCTCGTATTGTTGCGAGGTTATGGAGCGGTAAAAGTACCCTGAGCATGAGGCGTTTGGAGTGCCGCAAAGGACGAGTGAGCCGCCGTAGTCTATGAGGGAGGCTTCTAGAACTTCGTTTATAAGTTCTGTGATTAGGGAGTCTCTGAAAGATTGGGCTTCGTCGATGGCAACCAACTGAAAAGGTTTACCTCTTAGTTTGTTTATTTCGTTTCGGTCTTTTCCTGAGGCCAGGTAAAAGATTGAACCTTCGGGGAATTCGATCCAGAGTTTTTGATAGTTAAATTGTAGGCCTAATTGGTAAGCCTGCGAAATACGCTGGAGTTCTGGCCATATAATACGTTCAGCAGTTCCCCGGTCGAGCGTAATGTAGGAAAAGTATCCGTTTTTGGTTCGAAGTCCTCGGTCAATAAACCACGCAGCAAGTGCTGTTGTTCCACCTGCGCGGCGACTCTTTGAGAGCGTTTTGAAACGCTTCGGACTTGAGATAAATTCAATTTGTTCTTTGAAGCAGAATTCGTTGATATTGAACGTTTTTGCTTTGGCTTTTTCAATTGCTTTTCGCGCTTCATAAAGTGACTTATAGTAAAGTGCCTCTTCCCAGCCCATCAGGGGTGAACCTTGATGTTTAGCCATTTACATCTTCGGAGATTGGGTTAGGTTTTCTGCCGCGGCGTTTCTTTACAACTTCGGGGCCAGGAATTTCAATTGTATTTTTAGGAAGTGTTTGCACCATAACCAATTCTCTTTCTGGATTGCGAAAGTGTGAAATATAGCTGGCAATGTCTACGGTAAGAGTGCGAAAGGTGTTTAAAAAAAGCACCTGGTCACGAACTGGATCGATGAAATGTAAAATGCCCTTGTCATAGTCAAAGAGGATTTCGACATCCTTTAACTTTGGGTCACTATCTGGAACTGCTACTTGGACAGAGTTACCGCTTTTATCAATTTGAACATGCTCAGCAAAGAAGGCCCGCTTTATCTTTATCACTGATTTTTTCTCCAAAGATTATTGTTGGATCGAACGAAAGGTTTAAGGCTTTAACTAGTTTAAAGTTCTTTGTCGCCATATTTGTTTCAATGTAAAATCTAGGCTTCTCTTCCATGAGCGCAATCAATCCACGGCATAGGCCACTGCGTCGATACTTTGGCTTAGTGTGTATGAAGTAAATGGTATCCATGTGATAGACGATAAATGAGAGAATGAAAATGCAATCCTCATCTGAGTACACACATTTTACCATGGTATCTTTGTTGTTTAAGAGTGCTTTGAACTTTGGTTCTAGGATGGTTAAGAATTCGTGCCGGGAAGATGGGGTCAGGCGATTGAAGTTATCAGCGGTACCGAGTAGCCAGGTTTTAAGCACGTAGTTAAAATCCTGGTCTTTGTCCCATTCGTTAAAGACAACGTGGTTTAGTGTCATAGTATGGCCTGCCCTGGTTTTTCTTCTTTACTGGGTCGAAACTCTTCTTGCAAACTCATGACTTGATAGGCTTTGCCCATGACCATTAGGTGTGGTTTGTCCCAATGCCAGTCATTCCCTATTTCACGTTTCTGATAGGCTTGTCTTTCTTGTGGCATGTAGCAGCCATCGTGCTTTGCTTTCTCATAGGATTTTCCCGGGACAATGTTCATCTCTCTGAAGCGATTAAAAAGCAACTCGGCGCGGTGTTCACGTTGTAGGCGTTGAAAATCTGACTCCCAAATCATCCAGGTGTAGTCGTTTGGTTCTTGAATTTCGTAATGAAAGAGTTTTTTTGTGTCTACCATATCGTCTCTGTTTGCATCCATTGTTTCCATGCTCTGAAACCAACTTTAAATGCTGTTCCAAGCCTTGCAATGAAAGTCTGTTGCCGCGTGTCTACCATAGGGCCTAAAGATTCAATGAGTTCTTTAAAGTCTTTCCCCTCAAGGTTACCCCTATCAGTGCCAAAGAAAGGTTCTTTTGATTCAGACACCCAACTTTTCAAATCATCAATCATTTTCTTCTCTTGCGTTTTCGTGTTCCTGAAGTGACTTCGTTGGCTTCTTTCTGCGTCTGACAGCATACTTTGCATTTTCTATTTTCTTCAAATCGTCACGCTCTTTAATGACTTCGCAGGCAGTATGGTAAATTTCTTCCAGTTGTTCTGGGTTTAGGTTCTTTGGTTCTTTGACCCCGAACTTTTGAACAATGAAATTGAAGATGGGTTCTTCTCTGAATCCGCACCGAGTTTTTAACCAGAAAATCGTGAGTGCGGGGAATTCCCCACTGACTGCCATCTCGTAAGCCTTTGATTGTACACCTACATTTGCTTCTAACTCTCCTTTTTTCATTGCCGACCAAAGGTTTGGGCGTTCTGAAATTAGTTCGTAAAAGGTTCTGGTATGGTAGCCATAGTAGGCCGCTAGGGAGTTTAGGCCACAACCTACGGCACCGAACCTGTACATTTCCTCTTCGGTAGGAAGGGGTTTTTCTTTAGCGGAAAGTTTCATGGCTTGAAATCTTTTTCGAGAATGTAAACATTACGTTTGGTTGAGACGAGTCTTTCGCCTTGGTGTCTTTCTGTGGGTAGCGAGACGTGGAGGAAATTCCTTCCAGGGTAATAGATAATTTGGCCAAAAGAAGTAGAAGGCAGGAAAGTAAGATCAAGGTAAGATTGATAAGCATTCGCAGTGGCAAGATCGCAAGCCGCACTGTTACCCCAGAAAAGATGGTCACTGTTTTTCGCCCCTCCAATACGGTTATTAAGTTCCTCTGTTCTTTTGCCTGAGAGTATCTTGATTGGTCCTGAGGTCTTTCTTAGTGGCTCCAGGATGGTTTTGGCAAGAATGTAGCACTTAAGGGTATCTAGTTCTGAAGGGACAAGCCAATCAATGAGGTGTGGGAAATCGCGAGAAATGAAGAATTCTTTGATAGAAAAATTCTCGGTTAGGTCACCCATTCCCGCAACTAACCATAACTATTGACCTATTTCAAGTCTTTTTTTTGTTCTTTTACTGTTGACTTGTGTTAGTTCCCACGCTAACATTCATTCATAACAATCAGGGAGTAAATAATCATGCCAATAAAAATTGAAATAAGTTGTGATGAGTGTGGTGGTGATTGTGACTCCTACTCTCACACATCGGCACATTCTTGCTTGTATGACACAATAGATGAGATCTTTGCACCATCTCACAGCGATACCAAGGTGCTTTGTGGTGGGTGCTTTAAAGATCATCGGAGTGCCTTAGAGGCTTTGGAGGCTTCTGAGTATGCATCTGAGGTGGCTTACTTGGACAAGTGCTTTAAAAGGGATTCTGGGTGTTATTAACTACATTGGAGGAACTATGCGAGAGTTTCAAAATGGCGATCAGGTTGTGATAGGTGGCAGGGCCTTTGGAGATGAGACCAAGTATTGTTTGGTCATGGGATATCAGTGTGTAAATGGTGTGGATAAATACTTAGTTGTCAAAGTTTCTGCAAATTACACTGAGTGGGTAGACGCTAAGGATGTATTTGGGCCTAATGAGTGCCTGTTGGATGGTGAGGTTGAATTTAAGCAGCACGGTGTTGAACTAGCACAGTTACAGAAAGAGAGTGAGGAATGCGGGAAAAGAAGAAAAAGAACATAAAGTTTCAAAAGGAACTTAGGCGGTTACGGGTTGAACAGGACATGACACTGCGTGAACTTGGTAGGCGTACTGGCATCTCGTTTGTCACCTTATCCCGCTACGAACATGGTCTTTATTCGAATCCTGGGAGGCAAAACATTAGCAGTTTAGCGAAGATTCTCGGAGTAACGAAATCTCACTTGGAAAACTTACTTGAGTAACAATATTTTAAATAAACTATCCCTTAAAAAACTGAGTGGTGAAGGGGAGTTTGAGGGGGGAGGAGAGGCCTCACCTCTCAATATGTACCCGATTTATTTTTCTAATTTGGTAACCAACGGGTCCGACTCAAGGGGGGCGTTTTGGAGCCCCCACCGTCGGCCCGGGATCGGATCACTACATGCTTCGCATTACGTTCCTGGGGAGATGATAAGAGGGGTTTGGCTCGCGCGATTACAAATGAAACCGATTTTTGTCAAGAGTAAGATTTTACCCACGCTTTTATCGACTGAAAAGACATAAAATTCAATAATGAATGAGATTATGCCAACTGGCGGAATATGGCGGTATTGAGAATGAAGTGCCTAATATTGAGAAAGTAAGGGTTAAAAAACAATGGAAATGAGCGAGAAAGTAACCAGTCAAACTGCCATTGCTGGCGAACTTACCCAGGTCTATATCTTGTCACTTTTACGTGAAAACCCTTCAGTTTTGGTTTCCTCTTATTTGAAAGAAACTGCCTTTCGTCAAATGATTAGACTGATGGGAATGGGTGCAACTGAGTATCAGATAAAGAGTACCATTGAATGGTGCTTCAAGGATCTTTATTGGAAGTCCAGAATGGGTGACCCCGGCACTCTCTTTCACCGCTGGAATAACCTTTCCTCACAAGCCTTGGCGTCAAATAAAGAGAAACAAGCGCGCCCAGAGTTTCCTACCAAAATGGTGACTCCGATACTCTTGGCAGATTATTGGGCGATTGAAAACAATGAAATGACCCAGGATGAAGCCAAAGCCCTTGCCGCATCAGCCCAATACATGCTCGATTTTTACGGTAAAGACGGTTCTGGTCAACGCTGGCTGGCCATCCTAGCCCTATCCAGGGGAGAAGATCCTAAGCCCTTTATAGAAGCGTATAGAGGTTACCTGGATTCACTCATCGCTACCGGCAGAAATGCCGACAGGTACAAAAGGCCCGATAACACCGTTCTGAGACAGAATTTTTCAGTTAAAGAACTTTTAGAAAGGAAAAGAAAGACAGAGTGATTATTTATTTGACTAATGTGTTAGCGTCTGCAATAACAATAACCAAGGAGGTGGGATATGGATCTAAAAGAATATTGCGTAGGTGTGGCGAGGGAACAGTTTAGAAGTATCAAGGAACTTGATTCAGCGCATGAGAGATGGGAGTTAATTAAGTCCCTTATTAGGAACATCGAGAAGGCACAGAGTGATATGCGCGCCATGACTGAGTTGCTTCAGCGTTTAGAAAAGTATGAACTTCAGGAAGATCAAAAGTTGGATACGATGTTAAACGACATGGAACAAAGGGAGGGTTGGAAATGATTGAAGATTATCCAGACTATAAACTCGGTGGCTATGGGCGCATTGACCAAGACGAATTCTTTGAGAACCAAAGAGACGCGCACGACACCTTTTTAGAGTTTTCAAGCCGCACCATTGTTTTCATCGTTATTGTCTACGGTGTTTTTAAGTTGTTTGGGTGGTTGTGAACCCGGCACACAAACTTGCATTTCTGCAAATGTGCTACCAAACAAAGATTGGTAACCGAAGATTGTTAACGATTAGAGAGATTACAAAACTACTTAACTTTGGAGAAAATGAAAATGTTAAAACTCGCAAGCCTTTGGCTAAAAACAAGCAAAAAAGGAGAACGCTACCTAACCGGGACACTGTACAAAGGTCACGACGGTAGGCTGGTTAATATCGTAATTCTACAAAACGAAACAAAACAAAGTGAGAAGTCACCTTCACACCATATTTTCTTAAGCGAAATTCTTCCTGAAAAACAAGCCTGGAGTAGGAAGCCAGAAACAAAGGAGCGTAGACCTTTCATTCCAAAGGCCAAGCCTGCCCCCGCTCAAACTGAAGTCTTTGACCAACACCCCGATGATGCACCGCACCCTGTCGAAGCATTTGAAACCGGAGAACCAGACATGGAGGAACCGCCTTTTTTGTAGATAGGGGGCCCGACAGCCTAGGGCCCACCATTGCAAAGATCTTAAAGGTGTTTCCAAAGGCCCAACTTATTAAGGAGTAAAAGAAATGAAAAAGTATTTACTAATTGCAGTTATTGTTTGTTTGCCTTTCATTTTTGCCTCAGTACCTAAGAAAGCAGAATGCGTTTACTGCCCAACCTACACTTGTTACGGCGAATACTCATGCGGTCAATGCAAGTGCATGAAGCAGGGCAATGCTCAAGGCGGAACCTGTGTTTCATTTCAGGTTTATGACTATCTCATGGAGAAACAAAAATGAGCCTGCTACAAGGGCACTGGTACACCCAAGATGGGGTGCCATACACCGAAACCATTGACGATGTGCAACAGGTCAAAGATCTTGATTTACTTCCTTCCGTAACCACCATCCTAAAGATCTGTCACAACCACTCTCTTGCACAGTGGATTTCTAATGAACGTGACAAAGCGTGGTTTGAACTTAAACGCTACCCGCACGAAACCTTGAAGGACGCCAAGGCCAGGGTCAATAAAATAGCCAATGAAGAAAGCAGCAAAGCCAGAAACAAAGGTTCCTTCGTGCATGCTGTCGCTGAAAATTATTGGAAAGGAATATTGACCGGGGGAAAAACTGCCATCATCGATGAAACTAACGATTATGAAAGACAGGTTTTAAAAACGGTAGAAGCTATTCACAAGGAAGTGTTTCCAAAACTCACACCGCTAAAGGTTGAGGAAATTGTAAAGACAAGTTCCTATGCTGGAACAATGGACCTTGCCGGAGTGGCGGGAGATGAAAATTTTCTGATAGATTTTAAAACTCAGACTGTGAAGAAAGGCAGGGAGTTTTTTGTCTACCCATCTTACTGGGCACAAACTGCCGCCTACGCAGCGCCAACATTTGACAACCGCTCAGACGTTTCAACCTTCATAGTTCTAATCGATCCAGTCTCCCTAAAATGGAAAGTTGAATTTCATACCGGGATGCAACTCATGCAAGATCGCATCACATTTCTACATTGTTTAGAGTTATTCCGTGGGCCTATGGGATTGGGAATAGATCTATGAAAATAGAATTTAAAAATGGATTTGAAAACTTGATCAACAGAATTATTGCAACCCTTCGACACGATGCAAGAGAAAAGATTAAAATAAAAATTGATGATGAATTAAGATTGGTTAAAGAAGATCTAATGGCCAGGTGCGCCGCAGAAATTGATAGCATTGCAGTAGAAGTTATCAGAAGAAATGACCTAAAAGGTGACATCGTTATATCACTTTCTTTCGATGAAAAAAAATGACCGACGAGAAAAAAGAAATGCCGTGGCAAATTATCCACAGTTGCATGGCTGGAAATGAATCCCCTGGATACCCACAAAACTGCGAGGCGTCTGGAGGTAGATGCCTAGAATCCTCGCTGCTCTGGAGGATTGTGCCAGAAGACGAAGCCATCCGCCTGCACTTGCTTGACGAGAGAGTGAAGAAGTTTGAGGAGGCTGGCGGACTTATTTTATCGGTATCCGACATTCAAGGATTGCAAGTCAAAGTGGTACATGGCTGGGAGGACTTTAGGATATTGACGGCAATTAAACTACTTCGCGAAGCAATGGGGGAGAAATGAAACTAAAAGTGCTTAGTTATGTAAAGTTCCTTGATTATCACGTCTGCCGATGTTTGGAGTCTAAAAAAGAGGTTTACCTAGATTTGTTGGTAAACAAATCTTTGCGCGGCGAAACAAAGCGTTCCATCGTCGGAAAAACTATAAGCATTAGTCACTCAGTTCCGTACCTTGAAATCGCTTACGATGTAGTGGTCTTAGCGGAGCAAGTTGAGGGGGAGAAATGATTCACCAATTTGGTAAATTCTGTTCGGTCGACGATGATCCTGGATTGGATGATAGTTACAGCATTTTTTTATCTATATCGGACGATGGCGACACGGCCTTGATTGAAACAACAAAAGACGCCCTAGCCTTAGCCAAGTTTTTAATCGAGTGGGCGGAGAAAGTTGATGGGGAGAAATGAAAATCACACTGCCTAAAACATGGATTACCGATCCAAGTTGCCCGACGCCAGGAAACCCGCGGGTTGCTGATGATTTTCGACTGAGAGGATACTTTCTAACTTACGACCAGGCCGAGAAGGTATTGGAGGCGATTCTGTTTTTAAAACAATTTGCAAATCACACTCCTCTCTATAGAGATTCAATATATATAATGACTGGGGAGAGGGATTAAAAATGACCGACGAGAAAAAAGAAATGCCGCTGAATCAATGCAAGCACGAATTTATCGACAACCTGTTCCAGTGGTGGGTTACACCGCACATAAAACTTAGAGTGTTTTGTAAATTTTGTGGTGAGGAAAAAGATACGGACAATGAAAAAGAGAAAGTTGAGGGGGAGAAATGAGATACGCAAAGCAAACGCAAGTTCCGGTTGAAAGGTCGCGTGCGGCCCTCCAGAAAACCATAGAGCAATACGGCGGCGATAACTATTCTTACGGGTGTTCAAATTCCGAAGGTAAGGCGATTGTTGGGTTTACGTGCGAGCGCTATCGCGTAAAAATAATCTTTCCGATTCCAAAGAAAGCAAATTACCAAAGCGATTTGCGATTTCAAAAGGATACAAGGCAGGCTTTCAGGGTTTTCCTGTTGGTTTTAAAAGCAAAACTAGAATCAGTGTCTTGTGGCATTCAAACTTTTGAGCAGGAATTTTTCTCGCATCTTGTTATGGAAAACGGCGGTACCGTTTACGAAAACATGTTTGGGAAAAGCAATTTAAAACTTTTATCCGCTGGGGACCAGCAATGACCAAGCCTAACGAAATGCCG